TCTTTTTGTTTTACCTGTTCTCTTCTTCTTCTGTACAATTCTAAACTATTCATATCAGTTTCAAGTATAGCACTATTCTCACTATCTCTTCTGAGAGTTTCTTCATTTTCTACTTTATATAACTCTCCATTACTTTTACCCCAACTTAATCCCATTTTATACCTGTAATGCTATCGCTCTCAAATCTTTTACAAATGGAACACTTGCATTTGATGTTGATGTCAATACAATTTTGAAAGCAAAAGTTTTGTATGTTTTGTGTATGACACCACTTGATGTTCTATATGTGGCAATATTACTATCACCTGTATTTAGTCGTACTTGATTGAAAGAGTTGCTTGCAAAACTAGATGCAGTAGTTAAACTAAATTCATATTCTTTAAAATCATTTGTATCTGCTGTATCAGAAATAATTGTTGATGATGTAACTTGTGTCATCAATGTAAAATCTTTATCGGCAAGTGGTTCGCCATCTGATGCAGATAACAATTGAGCATAAACTTTAACATCTGTACCAGAAGGTTTATATGCTGTTACGTATACTCTTAAATCTTCAGCATCTTGTCCATCTGCTAATTCAACTGGTTTTGAGAAATAACGTGTTAATGCACTACCAACTTCTTGTGTGTCTTCGTTTGTTGCATTATCATTAATAACATTTTCTAAAATATATGAATTAGATCTTGACAAATCTAAAATTGGTGATACTTTAGAATCACTTGTATTTAAAAATCCTCTAACGACAAGAGTTTTCTTAGAACCATTCACGGCAGTCAATGCAGATTCATTAATCTTACTATGAACAGATTTTGCATTATCAGTGAAAGGATTTTCAATTTCTAAATCTAAACTTTTAAAGTTTGTATCTATAACACCAGCCGTAGTCGCTGTTCTCACTGAAAATGTTGATGATGTGTTCGCTACATTCATAACAGGTATTTTAGGTACCATAACATTATTAACAATATTCTCTGCTGTTAATATTCTAGCAGAAGCACCACTAACTTGTCCTCTTATGAAACCGTTTGCAACGCCCGTATAAGTTGAGTTCTTAATTGTCATCTTTTCATTGAGTTCATCAATAAAATCTAAGAAACCATTATTAGTGTTCGCAGTAAATAAAACTGTATTACCAGCCCAACCACCATGTGTTGTACTACCACTTATATAAACATTGTTTGTATTTGCACTTGCTGTTGTTGGGAAATCACCATAAGCATCTAACTTAACAGTAACTTGTCCAGTTACACTATTCTGCACAATCTGTCTAACAGTTCCGTTTGCAAAGTTGGCACCTGATGTTGCTTTTGTTTTTAGAACATGTCCTACTGTTACAGTCTGATTGTTAGAAAATTTTAATACTGATTCAGCACGTATCTTTTCTTCAGGATTAAATGTACCGACTTTGTTATCATATGTGAAAAATTCATTATCAGGATTTTCAACATAAACAGTACCTTGAGATGTAGAAAAGTTTGCTCTATGTAGTTGAAACTTCAAGTCTTCAGATTGAATAGGTGTATATGTCTTATCGTTTGCAGAACTAAGTAAAACACCAGCGCCTGGTTGCTTGTCAATTAATTCACCAGTGTCAACATCTTTTGCACCAAGTTGTGCTACCCATACTGCATATTCATCTGAATTACCAGCAGGAACTATTGTAATACAATAATCTTTATAGTTTTTTAAGAATACTGGCGAGTCAAATGTAAATGTTGTTGCTGTTGTGGCGGCAGTTGTACTTGCAGTGATAGAAGTAGGAAACAACGTCTTAGATGCATAAGGTAAAATATTAGGAGTTGGATGTCCATTTTCAACCTCACGTATTTGAACTGTGATTGGTAATGAACTTGCTTTTCTAAAGAAATATAAATCAACTTTAGTAATAAACACACCAGAAGATTTTTCTTCATTCACTGAGAATGTTTGTGATATGGGATCTGGATTTATTGTACGTGTACTAAGAACAACTCTTGAAGTTTGAGTTCGTGTTTCTGTTACATCTTCTGTTCTTACTTGAGGTACTACAAGATTCATAGAAGCGCCTCTTTGAGTAATTGTAAGAGGTATACTTGTATAGTCTGCAAAAGAAGATGTTGTTGTCAAGTCACTCGCTATTTGATTGTTTGCAACGTCTTGTAATTTAAATCGTCTTGTACCAATTCTAAACTTTAATGTATTTGTGTCAGGTATTCTGAATACACCATGAACAGATCCAGCTGAGTTGGTAATCAATGCACTACCTTCGGCGGCAGTGTTTGCGTGTGAAGAGTTTGTTGGTGTCGTAAATGCACTTACTTGTTCTTCATCAAAGTAAGGGTAAACTCTTGTGCTAGGTTTCATACCATGCCCAGTAAACTTAACAAGTCTTGAACGCATAAACTCTCTTACTGCTACTTGCTGTATATAGTTACCAATATTGAAAGTTTGATTAGCAGGACTGATAGATGTTTGAATACCTGAACGTATTTGTTCTTGTTGTAAAGTGCCTATAGTAGATATAGTTCCTCTACCCGAGTTCAACTCTTGATGACTTCCACCACGACTTTCTGATATATCTGTGATACGTGCATTATCAGTATTAATCCACCCACCCCAATCAGTGCCAGTAAATCCTGTGGCGGACGCCAATTGTTCAAACGCATCGAACATACCTGAGAAGTCCATTTGAATATCAGGTAATGCTGTGATGTCTGGTGTGTTATCCATAGGTGGATCTAATGTTAATTCACCTTGCCAGTTGAATGTTAATTCTTGAACTGGATTTCTAGCCTTACTCGCTTTGTTTTGATTTATGAAAGATGTATGTGTATAAGCAAGTGTTACAAGATTACCTGTCTGTGTAACATTACTAGATGTGAATGATTTATCTTTCTCCATGAGAATATCTCTTCTCTTGAAGTAAGGACGTAGTATGTTTTTGTTTCTATCAATAGATGCTCTGTAACCTTTCTTTGTTGTATCTGAAAGATTATGTCCATCAAAGTTTTCTACAAAGAAACCATTTTTAAATCTATCGAAACCAGAACTATTAAATAGTTGCTTATTCTTTACACTTGCCTCTAGAGCATTAAGAGAAGAATAATATTCAGCATTCTTCAATCTTTCATCAATACCTCTCAAGTCTTTCATTGTGTAACGTCTATTGTTTTCTAATGTAAGTTTTACACCATACGCACCTTTATCATTATCTCTTGCTACTTTTGATGATAGAGAAGGAAACACAGGTATATTCAAAACACCTAGTGTCATAGAGTTTGCTTTTTCTTCAGGTACTTTAGGTGTCTCTGCTGGTATACCTTTGATAGATTCTAATTTACCTTCTTCTGTAATAACAATTCTATCTTTTCTAGGTAAGTACTGTTGAACATCTGCTTGAAAGTTTTCATCAGGTGCAACCATATACGCCCCATCTGAATCAACAGAAAATGTGTTGGGTGCCGCCTTCTCTGAACCAGGATTTGTAGGTGAGCCTGCAATCGTAGCCGTTGTAGTAGGATCACATGTGTTCGCTTTGATAGGACGAAAATCTACAGAGTCACGTAGTTCATATGTTTTACCTGTTGTAGGTGATTTATATTTGGGTATCTCATATGTTTTAATTGTTGTAGCAGAATCTGAACCATCATCAACAGGATATGAATCTACTGATAAGAAGCCTATACCTTGTGAAGTATTTCTTTCAAAGAATGAGAACTTGACAAGTATTGCTTTGTTTGTTATATTGAGCGAACTGGTTGATTTCTTGACAAGTTTTCCTATATCATACATATCATCTTTTTGTCCATTGTCAAGTTCAAAATGACTTGTTACATCTTGATCACTTGTAGTTACTGATGATGTATCAGCACCAAGATACACAGCCTCAATTTTAAATACATCTGCAACACCTAAACTCCAAGGTCCATTGTTTGTTGCTGAGTGTGATTGTGTATTGATATTTACGTATCTACTCTTCTTAACTGTTTTTGCTGTTTGTACTGCACTTGAACGTAGTACATTGAAATATACAGAGGCGGCAAAACCACTTGCAACATTTGCCTGTTGTAGATTGATGTTATGTTGTGATGAAGTAGATGTTATCTGCCCGTTTGCAGAAGTATCAAAAATATAACCTTTTGGAAACACTTGCTTATGTGATACAGCATCACTAGTTCCTAGTCCACTTCTTGTTGCACTAATAGTGTCAACAGTAGTTATGCTAGTATCTGAGCCTATAGCAGAAATTATATGATCTTCTGTAGCTGAACTAGATGTAAAAGGATTTGTTCCATCAGTAAGTCTTATAACGTCACCTACTTGATAATCTTCTGTAAATTTACTACCACCAGCTCCAGTAATTGTTTTAGTTCCAAATGATGCAATATGTCCACTCTTAGCTACAGTAAGTGCATCTGCTTTTGACACAACAATAACTTTTCTTTCGTTATCTGCTGATAGAGGACTACCAGTTTCATTTAATGTTTCAGTACCACCAGCGTGTGCTGAGTTGGCTGTCACTGTCGCACTTAAAGAGGCTCCTGATGGAGAGAATGTAACTGTCTTCTCTGTTCTGAAAACAAACTGTGTATCAACATTATTAGATGAATCTTTTAATGTTTTTGTACCAAGTGCTGAAAATGGTAATACTAATAGATTATTACTTGGTTCTTGTAGAACTGCATTTGTTCCTGTAAGAACAATATCTCCTGCTGAGTTATGTGTTGCTTCTGGTTCAAATATTGAACGCACATCTGCAAAATTATTACCAGCATTCATTCTTATATCAAATAGATATAATTTAAATTGTCCTGTTGATGTTCCAGCTGTACCTGAGTGATATGCAAAACCTCTTACCTTTGCAGTACCTATTTCAGAACCTGGTGCTTGAACGGCTCCGAAAGTTCTATTGGATATTGCATTAGCGGCGGCACTTCTTAAAGAGACTTCTCTGAGTCCTTGAAAGTCCCAAGTACCAACAACTTCATCTATGTAAACAAAGTTACCAAAAGTCTGTGTTAATACTCTAGCATCTCTTGTTGTAAAGTCTGTTGCTTTATCTATTTCTAACGGTGTTGGATTTATTAGCTGTACTTTTTGTCCATTTACATATCCTATACCTTTGTCAACTTCTGCTATAAGTTTATTTGCGTTACCACCTTCATCTGAGTTATATCTTCCTAAATTATCAGTAGATTTCAAATGTTCTCTTATACGTATTGTAAAAGGTTCAGTCGCATAATTACCTAGTGTTTCATGAAACTTCATTGCAATATGTTTACCAATATCAGAATACATTGTTTCTTTATTGTTTCGAATAAGTATACCATCTTTCAATTCAGCAATTGTAAAGAAAGTAGCAGTATTGGCAGAGCCTGTAACTCTTGATGCAAGAGTGGGCAACATCTTCAGTCTGTCTGCTCCAGGGGCGGCAAAGTTTGTTGAACCCGATGCGTTGTCTGTAAGACTACTATCTATGTTTGAGTTAACTAATGTCTCAACAGTCTGAAAACCAACTTTCTTAGATGGCGATGTACTATACTTATCTACAATATGACTTTGAGCGCCGACTCTAACAAAGTGTCCTTTATGAAAGATAATACCATCTGATACTGATGCTCTTGTACCTAAGCCAGTTGAAGTAGAAGTAATTGTGTTAGCGGCAACTACAAATGCATTACCAATTCTATTTCTTATTGTAAGAACTTCGTTATCAGCAAAAGACTTTGTTGTATTATTTGTACCTGAGTTTGTGTACTTAACAAAGAGTGTCATGTTATCAGGTGAAGCACCTTCTGATCCATCAGCGACATCTATTAGCTGTGCAGTCATACCTGTTGTTGTGCCTGATATTGTTGCATTAGCTACAACACCACCTGAGAAAAAATCTGTTAGTAGTATAACTCTGTTGTTAGCATCTTTATCTCTAAGTTTTACAAAGTCTATGTCTTCTATTTTTAATGCAGTACCTGTGACAATTGTACCGTCTACTAGTATTTCATTACCAAATCTCTCTATTTGATTTTGTAGTATTGTTTGTAGCTGAGTTAATTCTCTTGCCTGTACAGCAAAGCCTGGACGAAACAAAATTCTATTGTAATTTTTTGTTTCATCAAAATCATCGAAATAAGGACTTTGATTTAAATTTGTTTCTGTTGCCATCTACTTTACCTTTAAAAATCTAGTATAACTTTTATATCTTCAGTTTGATCTACTGCTCTATCTACCTTTTGAAAGTTCTCTACGTGTATAAATTCACCTGAGTATGTGTTTGCTTCTGGTCCAGATATTGATGAAACAGTTGCAACTTTCGTAGAACTTCCTCTTTTTAACAAAATATCGTTTTGTGTGAAAGCGATATGATTACCATAACTATCTACATTATTTAGATAGATATTAAAGAATGATACATCACTTAATAACTCATCATCTTTAATAAAAACTATTGTTCCGTTTGCTCCATTAGATGCTTGTGCTACAGAAGCCGATGCTCTTGCCGATGCATTCAACTCTGTTACGAAACCTATAGTACCATTTTCAGCATTTAATCGCATTCTTTCATTTGTGATTTCATCATCTACAGTGAATTGATTTTGTGGTACATTATTTATCAATTGTTGATATGATATATTTAATCTTGTTGTTAATCTCAATGTGTCTGCACTATTAGATGTATTTGCTATTGCTTCTGTCATAATAGCGTTATTAGAATTAACTTTAAGAATAGGATCTTTGAGAATGCTTACTGTTCTAAATTCTGTGTTTGCAGGTATGTAACCTTTACCTGTTGATGATACGCCTTGACTACCTTTGAACTGTGCATTCAAACAAACTTTATTGCCACCTAATTCTTTAATTGCATCTTTACCATGGCCACCTATAGGTGATATAATCACATTTGCAGTAGCACCCGTACCTTGAACCGTGTTTGATGAGATATATGCTTTAGCGTGAGTATACTTAGAACCTACTGCAATCACATTTACATTTGATATATTACCATTTGTGTTCACTAGTGAATAAGCCAATGCACCCACACCATCCCCAACAATATTTACTGTAGGTGATACTAACACTGTTGATGTTGTATCTGGTGTCGTAGCAAAATCTGTATTTGTTGTAAGTGTTCTTGATGAACCATCATAGTTTACAATTCTTCTAAGTTGTCCTAGTCCAGTACCTGATTGTATATAAACAGAATCACCATTATAAAAATTGTCTACTGATGAAGGTGTGCCTTGTGCTAATTGAACAGTTGAAGTTGTAGCACCTATAACGGCAGTACTATTTAACATAGCATAACCTGAACCCACATCATTTGTTTCTACAACATGTATTGCACCATTTACTGATGCATTTTGAACTGCAAGTTGATTAGTCTGTTCTGCACTACCATCACTCGCTGTTAATGTTTGAACAGGCATATGTGATGCAGTCAAGAATTTATTTGCTAATCCTAAACTGATTGTGTACATATATTTCCATGTATA